CTTAACGTAATCGAAAATTTCCTGTTGTCCTGTTTGTAGTTCTGACATACTCATATTTATAGTCATTGCCTGTGCAATAAATATGTATGATATGCCAAGATTATCCATTTTTAAGCCTGAAAAAGGCAATGACTACAAATTCTTCGATCGTAACATCAAAGAGATGTTTCAAGTGGGTGGGACGGATCTACACCTACACAAATACCTAGGGCCGTACGATCAAGGGGACACTAACAAGGACGGGGAGGCCTCTCCTAGCCAACCAAGAGTAACCGGAAGTGATCTTAATGAAACGACCATACAAGATTTATTGTTTTTAGAGAACAGAGACAGAAAATATTCAAGTAATGTCTACACTGTGCGTGGAATATACAATGTGCAAGATGCAGACTTTAATCTGTCGCAGTTTGGTATGTTTTTACAAAATGATACGTTATTCTTGACAGTGCATATGAATGACATTGTGGAAAGAATTGGCAGAAAACCAATGAGTGGTGATGTGCTAGAATTCCCACACATGAAGGAAGATTATTCACTAGACGAGAGCATACCAATTGCACTGAAAAGATACTACGTGGTTGAAGATGTAAACAGGGCCGCAGAAGGATTTAGTCAAACATGGTGGCCACACTTACTTAGATTGAAAATGAAAACGCTAGTTGACTCTCAAGAGTTCAAAGATGTAATAGGAGATGCAACAACAACAGGATCAGTTGCCAGTTACATGAGTACATATAACAGAGAAAAAACTATCAACGATCAGATTGTGGCACAGGCAGAATCAGATGCTCCAAAGGCAGGGTTCAATTACAAGCAATACTATGTTGCACCCATAGATGAGAGGGGTAACATACGTACAGAAAATGTTAATACGGAATCTCAAAGAGCGAGTAGCAGTAACACCGTGAATGCCACCATAGACACTCCAGCAAGTTCGCACTATGGTTTCTACCTAGATGGCGACGGTGTTGCACCTAACGGAAATCCTGCAGGTTTTGGGATATCATTTCCAACGTCGGGTGTGGATAAAGGTGATTACTTCTTGAGAACAGATTTCTTACCTAATAGATTGTTTAGATACGACGGAACCAGATGGATCAAAATTGAGGACAGTGTGAGAATAACTACAACGAATAATGATTCCAGAGGCAACTACAAAACAAGTTTTGTTAACAATGCGACAGAATCAACTATAAATGGTTTAACAGTTAAACAGAGACAGTCATTGACAGATGCTCTAAAACCAAAGGCTGACAATTAAGAATGCTACACTTTTACGAAGGTCAGGTTAGGAAATTTCTCACTCAGTTCATTAGGATATTGAGTAATTTTTCTGTGGAAACAGGCAAGGGTAAAGATAATTCTGTGCAGTTAAGGGCAGTGCCTGTGGTGTACGGAGATCCAACGAGACAGGTGGCGAACATTATCAGGAACAATTCAGAGAACGCACTACAGTACGCACCAAGGATCGCCGCTTATGTCAGAGAACTGAACTATGACAGGGACAGGATGCAGAATCCTTATCACATAGAGAAACAGCATTTACGAGAAAGAGGCATAGACTCAGACGGCAACTACACCAACGAGATGGGTGCGGGTTACACAGTCGAGAAAGTGATGCCATCGCCTTTCAGGATGGAAGTGTCCGCGGACATCTGGACAACAAACACAGATCAGAAATTACAGATAATGGAGCAGATATTGTATCTGTTCAACCCAGACTTTGAGATACAGAAAACAGACAACTACATTGATTGGACCAGTTTGAGTTACGTTGAATTGACAGGTACTACTTTCAGTTCGAGGACTATACCAGTTGGTGCAGATTCAGAGATAGATGTTGCCACACTGACGTTCTCAATGCCCATATGGCTATCACCTCCAGTGAAGGTCAAGAAACTAGGTGTCGTGCAAAAGATCATAATGAGCATATACGACGACGACGGTGGCATAGCAAAAGGTTTAATAGACGGAGAACTGACATCGAGAAGTTACATCACACCAAATAATTTTGGATTGTTGGTGACTGGTAACCAACTACGATTATTAGGATCAACGGGCACCAATGTGAAATCAGGAGGAGATGGATTCCAGACAGGTGCCAATGAGCCCAACAATTATGATCCGTTTGAAACATTTGGACCAGCAGTAAACTGGAAAGTGCTGTTAGATCAGTATGGCAAAGTCACAAATGGCACATCACAGATAAGACTTACACAGCCAAACGGCAATGAAATTGTTGGTACCATAGCAACATCAACACTGGATGATACAATCCTATTGTATACAATCGACGGTGACACGATACCAAGCAACTCATTAACAGCAGTCAAGAAAATTATAAATCCAGCAACATTTGATCCAGGCACACCTGCTAACGGTGATAGATATTTGGTCATAAATGACGTTGGAGACAGCACAGCCAGTTTCCAAAGTGCAACTTGGGGTACACTTGTAGCCAGTGTAGGTGATATCATAGAATACAACAGTGCAACATCAAAATGGAATGTGGCTTTTGATGCCAGCAATCCAGATTCAACACAACACTACGTCACCAATCTTAACACAGGAATACAGTACAGGTTCAACGGCACGGAATGGGTGAAATCTTACGAGGGTGTGTACACACAAGGTAATTGGAGCATAGTGCTTGACGGTGGAGCAGATCCAGGATACAACTCAAGCCTTGACGCTACCACTCCATAGTTGTTATAATAAAGCATGAAAGAAAACATAGTCTGTTCAGGTGCACTGTTCTACGCCACCAGCACCAAACGTTTCCTGTTCCTACAGAGGACTGATCGCAAGACCCAAGGCATGTGGGGATTGGTTGGCGGTAAGAGCAAATTCACGGAAAGTGCCTTCGAAGGTCTTAAGCGTGAAATAGAGGAAGAGACAGGCAGTTTGCCTAAGTTCAAGAAGGTGATACCATTGGAGATGTTCACTTCAAACGATCAGAAGTTTTTCTTTCATACATATCTAGTTGCCATAGACGCAGAATTCATACCCAAACTCAATGAGGAACATTCAGGGTACTGTTGGACTGCGTTTGAATGTTGGCCAAAGAATTTGCACATGGGACTTAAAAATACACTCAACAATAAAAGTATAAAAGGTAAGTTACAAACTATATTGGATTTAATAGTTTAGTTGTTTTTGATATAAGATTTACCCGTGAGTTTTTCAATATCACGTATCATTTCTTCCATGTTTATTCTCACAGTCTTACCAGTTTTAGTATTTCTTGAATAGTATTCCCACTCACCTTCTTCGTTGTGAGGAGATATTTTAGTTACGTTACCTGCTTCGTCTCTTACGAACACTTCAGCACTAGACGACTCGTCCTTAGCGTAAATGTGTGCTTTGTTGGTAACACTAGATGGATCACTTCCCACAGTCATTGCCAAAGCACTATCGAATGTTTTAGCACCTGTTATGGTCTGTGTGGTGGATACTAACACTGTGTCTGCCGTTGATGCACCTGCTGATCCCCTCAACATGTGTACTCTGTAACCGTTCACTGTTGTACTCGCACCTGATGTAGATGCCGCTTTTACTGTCACTGTTGATCCAGATTGTGTCGCTGAGAATGTTAGTTGGTCTGTGCCTTTTGATGAAATAGTAGGTCCTGTGCTGATGTAGGCATCATCATTTGAAACTACCATTACTTCTGTGGCACTGGCCGCACCTTCTGTTGCGTTGTAGCCTGTGAACACATAGAACGCTCCTGTGTAAGCGGAATTTACGAAAGAGTCTACTGTTGTCGCAGTTGAACTTACTGTGGTTGCGGCAACAACATTAACATTATCTCCCGTTGATCCTGACTCATCGTCCGCAAGTAGAATCCTGTATGATGTTACCCTCAAATTTGGTTCGTTACCAGTTGCACTTACTACCACGTTAGACCCGTCGACTGCGGCCGTCAAGTTTATAAGGTCATTAGATCCAGTGTTTGTGGCACCATATGATGTGATGTACGCTGTGGTGCCGTCGTGTACAACCAATGCTTCTATATTGGACACTTCCGTTTTGGATGCGTTGTTGACAGATATGTAATACTTGGCCGCCCGGTATGACGCATGGGCCCAACTGTCTATGCTTTCCGAAGCAGAGTCAAGATCAGCGTTTAAAACGTTCGTCACATTACCTGTTGTGCCTGCTGAGGTATTATCTCCTAGTGCTATCCTGTAAAATGATACGGAGTTAACAACACTTGATCCCGTGGCTTTCAGTCTCGCATTACCGCCAGTGACATCAGCGTCTATAGTTATGAAACTGTTTGTGGCGTCACTTCTAGTGACGTGTGATGTTGAAACGACCGCGGCCGAATCGTTGTGTGCCAGGCTGTGTTTCGCTGTAGACACTTGGTCGTTTATCTCGTCTCTAGTGACTGTTAAGTACCAAGCACTGTCAAAACTACTGATTGTGAATTGGTTAATTATCTTCTCTGTGGTGCTTATTGCTGTACTGCTACCTGTTGCTGTGTCGTCAGTGTTCTCTGACGTAGAGCTTGTCGCACCCAGTTGTGCCCATCCGCCCGATGTCGTGTAACCTTCTATGGCATCTGTAGAACTGTTGTATCTTATCTCACCAGTTGAACCTGTTGGTCTCTGTGCTGTTGTACCATTGGGCACCGCCAGTGACGTTGTTCCTTCGAATATGTAACGTCCTGTACCTGAGTTATCAAATGTCATGTCTGCGTTTGATGGTGCACTCATGGTAGAGCCATTGAAAGTGAAGTCACCCACACTTATTGTTGCGAAACTTAAAGTTCCTGAACCGTCTGTGGTCAGTACCTGTCCTGCACTTCCATCAGACGTTGGGTAACTCAATCCGTCTGCAGTCAATGAACCATCAACAGACAGGTTAGTTCCGTTCAATAGTTGTAAAGAATCACTTCTGAATCTACCTGTGATTACATTGGACCCTGCTTTCTTGTGTGCGAATTCTATGATACCGTCTTCCGTGCCATCGCTGGCGTCAAGTATCTTACCTGTGATTTTGGCATACACAACTTCTTGGTCGGCATCGTTCTCGCCTTTGAATTTGATCTGTCCCAAGTAGTCTGCGTCGGAAGGACTGGAACTGTTTCTTTTGAGTGAGATTACAGGTCCTGCACTGCTTGAATCTTCTGTGGTTGTGATTAATAATGCATCGCCTGTTGACGTGTTTGTTATTTCTGCACCAGTGCTTGATGTATTAAACACTTCAGTGCCGTAATGATATAATTTCACTTCACCAGTTGAACCGTCTGCCAAAAAGTAAGTGGCCGTTCCGCCACTGCCGTCATCTGAAGTTATTTTTACATCCTTATCATTGGCGTATGTTCTGATGTGTATGTCACCGGTGGTTTCATTTATGTTGAGATCACTGCCAGTGTGTTTTATGTTTGCATCTGCGTCAGTACCTAATCTTAGTTCAACACTGTCATTGAAAGTAAAATTACCTGTAGTCGTACCTCCAGCAGTTGTGATACTGCTTGTGGTTATTGTGCCGTTTACGTGTAGTGCTGATGAGGGTTCTGAAGTACCAATACCCACACGACTGTTTGTGACATCGAGATACAGTAGGTTTGTTTCAAATGCCAGGTCTGTACCGTTCCTAGTCAAATTTGACTTCAGTACTGACCCAGATATACGACCTATGGCCATACTAGGTACTCCTTATAATAATGTTAGTAGAACATATGTCCTACACGGCCTCTCTATCATTGCCGACCGACAGCAGTGCTATTATTTATGTTATTTGAATGTCCACACTTGATCAGGCCATTTTTTCTCTAGTCTAGTCATGCCCCAACTGGCCAGTAGATCAGATATCTGTTTTTTGTGTATGCCATACTTTTGTCCAGAAGAGTTTCCTTCAATCTGGATAATGGGACTGTTGGTCATTATTGTGTGTTCTGCACCCTTGAGCACAGGCATTTCATAACCCTCAACATCTATCTTGATGATGTCTACATTGTCAAAATTGTAACTGTCTAGTGTGTCTATTACAGTATCTCCCTTAGAATTAGTGACATGATTGGTGCCAGAATGTGTTTCATATCCCATGGACACTGTGCCCTTTGATTCTCCCAATGCTGTCTTGTGCAGTGTGCAGTTGTTGTAGGTTGAGATGTTGTGCTCCAGCATGGGCAGTATTTTCTTGTTGGGTTCAAATATCTCTAATTTTTCTGCATGTGGTTGCCAAAAAAGAGACCATGGACCCCACCATGCACCTATGTCTATTATTCTACGCAACTTCCTGTGTGTGACATGTTTCAACAGTATGTCGTAGTTTCCGTTTTTATCTGCAAAGTCTTTCTGTACAGTCATAAAAAAAAGGGCGATGTTGCCACCGCCCTTTGTGTTCTACTAAAAAGTAAAATTATTTATTAGTTGTTTGATCTCACTGCACAATTTACCAGTTTGATACCAGCGTCTGTGCTTGATTCCAATGCTCTACCAATAACGTTAAAAGGAGTGATTGACTCACCTAACGTCACTGCTCTAGCACAACCTTTTGTTGATGATGTTACTAATCTTTGACCTTTAGTTACTTCACCTACAACTCTGACTGGTGTTCTACCTGTCATTGCTACGTATGGGTGTGATTCATCTGAACCTGCACCTGCGTTCATCATGTATGCTGGTTTGTCAGAGATAACACCAAAAACATCCTCAGACATTTCTGAATTGATTTCCGTGATCTCTGCTGAACCACCTACCATAACTACTGAACCTGCTTCCATAGGAGCGTCTGCTTCGAAACGCTCGGCAACGTCCGCGTACTGGGCCGATGATGCCGTGGATGCAATTACATTGGTTGATGGATTGTATTTCAGACCTGTGTCTGTTTCAATGCCTTGTGTTCCAGATGCACCATCTACTAAACAAATGAAGATGTCTTCATTGGCTGTGTTGTTAGCAGTCACAGTAACGTTTGTTGCTTCTGTGGCTGTAGCAGAGTTACCTGTACAAGATCCTGAACTTCCTGATGTGTTACCAGTCACGTTACCTGTTACATTACCTTCAATGTTAGCAACCAACGTACCTGTAGTCACAGTCAAGTTACCTGTTGATGCACCAGTATCCGTTGTTGTACCAACTATGAACTTGTCCTCTGATTCGTCCCAACCCATAAAACCGTTGTTACCAGTTGAACCACGCTCAAAGATTAAACCTAAGTCGTTTGCATTAGAACCTGAGTTACCTGATCCTAACTCGATCAAAGCATCTTCTATGGTTGTGTTTGTTGAACTGTTAGTAACTGCTGTACCGTTTGTTGTCAAGTTTCCTGAGATCACAACGTTACCTGAGAACGTTGCACTAGTGTCATTGATAACAAGTTCCGTGTTACCGTCTGCTGTTACCGTGAACGCACCATCTGAACCTGAGTCAGACACAATCGCTGTTGTGTTACCCGCTGTCAGTGTAGTTGATGATAGACTTGATAGTCCACTGTCAACGTATGCCTTGATCGATTGCTGTGAAGCAACAGAAGTGGCACTGTTTGTACTCAAGTCGTCTTCATCTAGGAAGAATCCTGATAGCATGTTTCCACTGTCTATGTTTGTAATTGCGTTTCCTGTGCCGTTCGCATCTATTGATTTGTTTGTGAACGTGTCAGTTGTTGCTTTACCTACAAGTGTGTCTGCCGCCGCCGGTAGCACAACTGTTACATCGGCAGTACTTGCTGGTCCGATTAGTGTTACTCCGTTGGTTCCGTTGTCAGTTCCTTCTAAGAATTTAATCTGACCTGCCGCACTGTTACTGCCTGCACCAATTACTAAACTGTGCCCTGTTGCAGTTGTTGTAGTTGCCGCAACTGTTGTTATTCTGTCAGTACCGTCAACTTCGATTGTGACGTTTCCTGTACCACTGTCAGCGACTGTAACGTTACTGTTATTTTCTGTGATTGCTTTTGTTGAAATCGCCGCGATCGAATCGTCAACGTATTTCTTGTTTGACACGTCACCGTCTGATGATGGTGCCGATGTCGTCATACCTGTAATAGTGTTTGCACTTGCTGATATTACTATATCACCAACTGAAATACCATTATGTACTCTAAAGTTTCTTGTTGTCATAGTTCCATATATCCCATATGATTTGTGTTAATAAAAGTCGAGTCGTAAAAAAACGCCCCAACAGTAGTATTTACCATTGGGGCGTTTAGAATTATCTTTAGGGTTCTAGTTTTGCTACTATACTGCCGCTAATGAGTACTGTACTTTGGCCGCTGTTACGCCACCTGTACTAGTTGCTTTAACTTCAATTGTACCACTGTTGTATGCCGCAGTGATTGTTGCTAAGTCACTTGAACCAGTGTTAGTGATTCCGTGTACAGTGATGAATGCAGTTGTACCGTCGTGTACCACAACACCTTTCATCGCCGCGTACTCTGTGTTAGCAGTGTCCGTCAACTGAATGAATATCTCAGCACTTCTGTAAGTAGCACCGTTGAATGTCATTATGTTAGTTGCACTTGAAGTGAAGTTAACAGAACTTGTCTCTGTTCTAGCAACACCACCAGTAACCAATGCTGTGTTGTCAGCACCTGTGATCGCAAAAATCCTAGCCGCACTGTGTGGGGCAGAAGTGAATGTGATGTTGGTACCTGAAACACTGTAGTTTTCAGTTGGTTCTTGGTATACGTTGTCGATGTAAACAAAAACGTTGTTCGCTGATTCTGGAGCAGAGCTGAAGAAACCAGTGAACGTAGTTGTTGATCCGTCACCTGTTGCTGATTCCTTGGTGAACGTCGGAGCATCGCCCGCCGTTGCAAAGGCAACAAAAGTAGATCCATCTGAACAACCTTCGTATTTTCCAGTTGTTGTGTTGAATCTGATGATACCTGTTGCACCAGTTGGTCTTTGACCTGTTGTTCCATTCGGCAATCTTAGTGCATCAGTTGAACCTGAAACATCTAAGTCATATGCCGGAGTGGCAGTCTTGATACCAACGTGATCCTCAGAACCATCTACGAACAATGCGTGTGCATGTCCATTTGATTCTACTCTGAAGTCAACACTTGCTGAACTCTCGTTGATCGTAACGTTTCCACCGTCTAATTCAACAGCAGTTGAAATTGTAACTGCACCTGTTGAGTCAGCAATGGCAATCGCCGCTGTTCCGTCATTTGCTTTAACATTAGTAACCTGTGCGTTAGTCAACGTAGCAGTCGTACCCGCTATAGTTGTGAACGTACCTGCCGCGGCACTGTTGGCACCAATAGTTGTGCCGTCAATAGCACCACCGTTAATGTCTGCTGTGTCTGTAGTGAAAGTCACACCACTTGCCACTGTAAACGCTTTGCTGGCTGTGATCAACTCTGAACTGTTAGTTGTGTCAAACTTCAAGTATGAGTTTGAACCTTCCTTAACGTCAAAGGCCGCCGCCGTGTTGTCAGTCATTGACACACCTACCGTAGTGCCATCAGCACTGATTGTGTCTAGTGCTATGTCACCCACGTTAGTGATGTTATTGTCACCAAAACTAGGAGCCGCCGCAAATGTTACAACACCAGTTGAGTTGGCCATTGTCATAGCCAGTGCACCGTCTGCCGCTGAAACTGTTGCAGTCTCAACATCTGATGCAGTCATTACACCTGCTCTTAGAGCCGCATAACTGTCGATTGTGATGTTACCTGCTGTAGTACCATCCTCTGATGCCGTTACCGCGAATGCGAATTGGTCAGTAGACTCGTCCCAGATGAATGAAACGTTGTCAGAAGATCCTCTGTTGAAGAATAGACCTTGGTCAAACGTGTTAGCCGCTCCACCTGAGTTGTTCTTCGCTAATTGGATAAGCGGATCTTCAACTGTCAATGTTGCACTATCAATTGTTGTAGTAGTACCATTTACTGTCAAGTTACCTGCAACCGTCAACGCTGTTGTTACTTCAACGTTACCTGATGAGTCAGCAATAGTCATTGATGCTGTTCCATCATTGGCTTTTAAGTTTGTAGCCTGTACACTTGTTGCAGTGGCAGTTGTGAAAGTCGCCGCCGCGGCACTTGCCGCACCAATAGTTGTTCCGTCTATGGCACCACCGTTGATGTCTGCTGTGTTTGTTGCTAAAGTGACACCATTTGCGATGGTCATGGCCTTGCTTACAGTGATCAATTCTGAACCGTCTGTTGTAGCAAAGTTCATGTATGCATTGGATCCCTCTTTGATCTCCATTGCGTTCGCTTTGTTGTCGTCTAATAATAGGTCGAATCCGTTGCCATCATCTGAACTCAATGAGTCAACGTTGATATCTCCAACGTTAAGTGCGTTCAAGTCACCTAGGTCAAATGATCCTGCAACAACTAGGTTCGTTACCGTAGTAGTACCAGTTCCATTTGGAGTGATAGCGATGTTTCCGTTTGTAGCCAAAGAACTGATCGTCATGTCGTCGATCTTCAAGTTGTTTAACTCAATGTTTCCGTTTGCTCTTACGTGGGCTCTGTCAACACCAGCGGTCGCGATGTGTATGGTGTCATCATCCGAT